CGGATTACCCAATACCGACCAAACAGTATTAGAACTTAGTAGACTGTGTGTATTACCTGATTTAAACGGTACTAATGCAACTTCTTATCTATTGGGTAACAGTATAAGGTTATTGAAGAAAGAAGGTGTTAGGGCAGTTATAACCTTAGCGGACGATAGTCGTCACAACGGTAGTATCTATCAAGTTTGTAATTTCAGGTATTACGGTTTAACTGATAAAAAATCTGACTTCTTTCATTTGAATGAAAAAAATGAATGGAAGGTCAATCCAAGAGGTCCGACCAAAGATAAAGTAGGTGTTTGGATTAACAGAACACAAAAACACAGATACTCTTATATCATAGATGAAAACTTAAAATGTTTATACGAACAACAATCTTATCCTAAAAAAACCGACACCAAAGAATACGATTGTTGTGGTGGAACTAAAATTGTAAAAGATAAACGTTTTAATATTGATTATCCTTGCCCTAAGTGTACAGTTTCATTAGAAGTTGAGTAATATTTATATAATATGGTCATTGAAAAAAAAATAAGGAAACATAATTTTTTAAGGGGTGGTCCTGAATGGGTTATTATATACGGAACAGGTGATGAGTTTAATATTGGGTATGTTTGGGCACCTTATATAATGAGTGTTGATCCTGTGGTAGATGAATCACCCGCCTTGAAGACCGTAAATAACAGATACTATAGTACAATTACGTTATGATTAGTAAATCAGTACCTGGATTTTGTTTTGTTGACCCAACAAATAAAGAAACTATTAACATTAGATTTACTTCAGTTAATGTTGTTGGTGAAACTCGTAGAATTAGAGCTGTATGGACTCCTGAAATGGCACAAGACATAACTGCTTTTCATAATATAGATGCTGAGGCTGAATTAACTGCTTTACTGACTGAAAATATAAGAAACGAAATCGACCAACAAATACTCCGAGATTTACATGACAATCAAAGGTTTTACAACAACAATAGACAAGAAGAAATTTTTAACAGATGGAACCAAATCGGTGGTAATATTTTAAATCAAGGTTATAGAGCCCCACAAGATAATAATCAACCTGATTTTGGGAATATCATGTTGCCTATAGCTAGAAGAGTTGCCGCACAAACAATGGGTTTAGATTTAGTTACAGTACAACCATTGGAACCACCAACAGGGGGTCTTTTAGAGTTTTTAGATTACAATCAATACTTTACCGACAGTAATTATATTTCATTACCTAACGAAGAAGGTTGGTATACAAAAGGCATATTTGAATCTATATTGATTAAAATTGATATGTTACCATTTAAATTTATACCTAAACGTAAATCTCGTAGAAGAAGAGACCAAAACGGTTAGTTAGAATTTAACATATAATTAACTTGACATATATACACCCAAGATAATTATATGTATGAGTTTATCTAAAAAATTAACAATTGTTATACCCTGTAAAAATGAAGGTTTAACAATTAAAAAAACCTTAGAATTATTAAATCACCAAAGTGACATAGAAAATGTTAGTGTTATCGTCGCTGATATATCGGATGATAAGTTTACTAAAAAAATATTAGAAGAGGATAAATATTTTTTTAAACTTAAAGTTGTAAAAGGTGGTTTACCTTCTGTGGCCAGAAACAATGGTTTTAAATTCTGTAAAACACCTTATGTTTTATTTTTAGATGCCGACATATTTTTGTTAGACAACGAACTACTAATAAATTCTATAAAACATATAGAATCTAAAAATAAAGATTTAATTTCTTGTAAATTTAACACATCAAATGGTAGGTATAATTCCATATATAATTTATTTCATAAATTTCAAAAACTCACAAAGTGGGTCTCGCCATTTTGTTTAGGTGGTTTTATGTTAATCAAATCAGAAAAATTTAAAGAAATAGGTGGGTTTGATGAAAAGTTGACTATTGCTGAAGACTACCAATTAACACGTAAAATAAATTCAAGTAATTTTGATGTATTAGATAGTGTTGTCTTCACTACACCACGAAGATTTGATAATAAAGGTTTGTTCTATATGCTTAAAATTTTTATTGGGTCTTATATTAATAGAAATAATACTGATTATTTTAAACACGACAAAAACTATTGGTCATGAAATGGAAAACAATAATAATGAGTGATTTACATTTAGGTGCAAGACAATCACAGACAGAAAAAATATTAAAGTTTTTAAAAGAAAATAAATCAGAAAAAATAATATTAAATGGTGATATTGTTGATGGTTGGGCCTTAAAAAACAAAGGTAAGTGGAATGATGATTGTACAAAAATATTTAGAAAGTTTATGAAAAGGTCTGAAAAAGGTTGTGAGGTTATCTATATTAGAGGTAATCACGATGATTTTCTAAAACCTTTTATACCTTTTACAATGAACAACATTCAAATAGTTAGAAAGTATGTACACACCGGTATTGATGGTAGAACATATTACTGTTTTCATGGTGATGTTTTAGATTTTGTTATAATGGAGGTTAGATGGTTAGCTGTTTTGGGTGGTTGGTCCTACGATTTTGTTATAAGATTAAATACAATATATAATAAAATAAGAAAAACTTTTAATTTACCTTACCACTCCTTAGCAAACACAATTAAACAAAGTGTTAAAAGTGCCATTAATTTTGTTTCAGATTTTGAAAAAAATGCTAAAGATTTAACAAAACAAAAAGGTTATGATGTTGCTGTGTGTGGACATATACACCAACCAAAACTGGAGGCTGATTATATGAACTCTGGTGATTTTTGTGAAAATTCTACCTGTTTGGTTGAGGATTTTGAAGGTAATTGGAAAATTATTTTTGTTTAAATTTTTGTTACCGCCTCAGGATAAGGTTCACCAATAACTGTTTCGTTTTTACCTTCATAAGGTACTTGATTCAATACATATCTCATAGCATTTAAACCTGAAATACGTTTATCATTAGAATCAACAACAATCCAAGGTGCTTGAGAAGTTGAAGTTAATTTTAAAACTCTATTTTTATATTTGGTATATTGGTCCCACATCTCTTGAGCTTTAGCATCATTAGGACTATACTTCCAATAAGCTAAAGGAGAAGTTTGTCTCATCTTAAATCTTCTAGCTTGAGTTTCTTTAGTTACGGATAACCAAAATTTAATTAAAAAATTACCACTAGAAACTAATTCTTTTTCAAAACTATTAACTTGAGCCATAAAAGATTCATATTCTTCATAAGAAGAGTAACCCATAACAGGTTCTACAATACCACGATTATACCAACTTCTATCAAAGAAAATAATCTTTCCTGGTTCAATATCACTTCTATAACGACCAAACCAATCTTTTCTTTCTTCAGCTGTTGGGATTCCTTTTGTAACAACTTTGTAGAATCTTGGGTCTAAATGTTCAGTAAATTTTTTAATAGTTGAACCTTTACCTGCGGTGTCACGACCTTCAAAAACAATAATAACAGAACTACCTTGTTTTTTTAACCATTCTTGCATTTTAAGTAACTCAACTTGTAACGCATTTTTTTCTTTAATATATTGTTTTCTTGGTATTTCTGATTTTTCTTCCTCTTCAGGTTCGTAGTATTCTTCGGCTGGTAAATTCTTTTCGTAACTAGACCTTTTTTCTAAAGATTTAACGACTTTTTCAAGATACTTAATAACATTTTTAGTTCTTTCACCTTTACTTAAAAGAATATTACTAAAATTTCTTTTTAATAAATCAAAATTTAAATTATCACTTTTTTCAGACGTTAAGATTAATTCAAGTAAATTAATTATTTTTTGATATTCACTGTTAGTTAATATCATTTTACCTTGTGGGCTAGAAGCTAAATACTTTTTACCTTTTTTTGAAGTTACAATACTATCTTCAGTAGGTATAACACTTTGTTTTTTTAATTCATCAAAAATATCATCAATATGTTGAACCTTTTGTTCAAGGGTCTCATTATTTTTTTTAAAAGATTTTTTAACCATATCTTTAAAAAAACCTTCACTGATAAGTTCTTTTTTAATTATTTGTTTTAAATATGACATTATTCTTCTGTAAAATCTTTTAATTTAGTGTCTTTAACAAATTTATTGTAAGCCTTTTTATATGATTCTTGTGATTCATCATTAATGTTATTACCATATTGCCAATTCCAATATAAATTATCGTTGGTTTTAAAACCGTAAAAATCGTGAACTTTTTTCTGCACTTCAGTTACATTTTCACCATTCCAATTTTGACCAACACAAATAAAACCTGACTCAATATTTTTAACAATATTGTCTTCACCTAAAGTTGCATGTCTGTTTTCAATCCAAGTCAAACGTTCAATTAAATTTTGATAATACATATTTGCTTGACCCCATCTAACCGAACTAAAAAATACAACAGCATCAGATTCAAATAATTCTTTTGAAATCTTCCACAACTCATCCGATTTATTATTGATACTTGCCCAACATCTATGAAACCCTGAAGGATTTTTATCTTTATTCTTTAACAAAGCCTTTTTAAGTCCACAACTATTACCATCTTTTCTAGAAACATTACCTTCACAGGCAAATATTTTTAATTCAGGAACATCTATTAAAACAGCCTTATCACCTAACTCTTCTTCCAAATAACTACCAATAATTGTTGATTTAGGTATATCAATATTTTCCTCATCCCAATTAAATCTATTAGAACAGGTTAGTAAAAGAACCTTATTTTTTTTCTTAAGTGTTTTTAGTGTATTTTTTAAGGCTTTATAAGCCTCAGATTGAACCATCTCCTCGGATAAAATTTCTTTACGAAACTTTAAAACCTCTTCTTTAATTTTTAATCTAATATCAGACATATTTTATAAATATTTTGATTTTATATAAGTTTCTTATTATCTTTAATAAAAATAAACAATATGAGTCCAGAGAAACAAATAGAAACATTTGAAAGAAAAGTAACTAACCTAATGACCCAAATTAAAAAGGGCGAAATAACAATGGCAGAATCAAAAATTGGTAAATATTTTAACCAACTTAAACCTTTGGATTTAGCGTCCTATGAGAACTTATTAAAAGAGTATAAAAAAATTATTGAAGAAGTAAAATCACGTGAAGCCATACAAGAGGATAAAGAGTCATAATTTAATAGATCCTTATGAAAGTTGTAAAACTTTCAAAGATTTAAAATTTTACCCTCACAAAAGTGGTTTGGGTGGTCAAGCTATCATGAAATTTGATAATGGTCACCGTATATCTGTTGTTGGTGGTAGGATTGGTCTTTATGGTGATGGGGTAAACACTTTTGAAATATGGAGAAGTTGTGATAGTGATGTTAAAGGTTATTTAACCCCTGAAGAAGTAACTGAAGAAATGATTGAACTTCAAAAACTTGATAGAAGTGTACCAAGAAATAACTATGGTTTTTAAAATTATAAAATGAAAGTTTCAAAGATTGCGGAAAACATTATAGGTTCCGAAATAATAAAATTAGCGGGTGAGGTAAATGAAAAAATAAAACAAGGTGAAAAAATATATAACCTTACGATTGGTGACTTCAACCCCGAAGAGTTTCCAATACCAACTGAACTTAAACAGTACATAATAGATGAGTATTCCACAAATCAAACAAACTATCCTACCGCTGACGGTATGATTGAATTAAGAACAGCGGTTAGTAATTTATTAAAACAACGTGGACAACTTGATTATAAACCTGATGAAATTTTGATTGCAGGAGGTGCAAGACCTATAATTTATGGTATATTTAAGGCTTTGGTTGATCCAAAAGACACGGTAATATTTGCTGTACCGTCTTGGAACAATAATCACTACACATATTTAAATGGAGCTAAATCGGTAGTTATCGAGGTTTCTCCTAAAGAAAATTTTATGCCAAGTGCAAAAGACATTAAACCTTATATTTCTGATGCCTCATTCATAGCACTTTGTTCACCACAAAATCCTACAGGTACGGTGTTTAAAAAAGAAAAATTAGAAGAAATTTGTGATTTAATATTGGAAGAAAACAAAAAACGTTTACCAACACAAAAACCTGTTTATTTAATGTACGACCAAATTTATTGGGCACTTACTTTTGGTAATACTAAACACTATAATCCTGTAAGTTTAAGACCAGAAATGAAAGAATATACTGTTTTTGTTGACGGTATATCAAAATCACTTTCAGCTACGGGTGTTCGTGTTGGTTGGAGTATGGGACCTAAATTCATTATAGATAAAATGAAGGCTATTTTAACACATGTAGGTGCTTGGGCACCCAAGGCTGAACAATTGGCGACGGCAAAATATTTATCTGACTTAAACATATACGATAAATTTATAGAGTCACAAAAAACAAAAATAAGTTTACGACTTGACGGTTTTTATAAGGGTTTTCAAGATTTAAAAACAGAAGGTTTTAAAGTTGATGTTATAACCCCACAGGCAGCGATTTATCTAACTGTACAGTTTAACTTGATTGGTCAAAAAACAAATGAAGGTAAAATACTTCAAACAACATCTGACATTACAAAATATTTATTAGATGAGGCTAAATTAGCTATTGTACCTTTTTCGGCTTTTGGCTCTTCCGCCGACTCAAGTTGGTATCGTCTGTCTGTTGGTACTTGTAAAATAGGTGAAATCGAAATTATAATTAAAAATATAAAAAACGCATTGAGTAAACTAAACTAATGGAAGAAAAAGAATTTAAATTTGAACAAGGGGTAGATTATTACCTTGAAAAAGGTCAAATAATCTTAACCGAATCTTATTTGGCTCGAAGGGGTAGGTGTTGTGGTAGTGGATGTCGACATTGTGCATTTAACCCCCACCATGTTAAGGGTTCAACAGAACTTAAAAAACATTTAAAAGATTAGGTATATTTATGATTATATGAGAGATATAATCAAAAGTGTTATTAAAGAAGAATTAAATGAAGGTGTCAAAGACGTTGTCATTGGTTTAGCTTCTTTATTGACTTTAGGTCTTTCAAAAGCTCAAGCACAAGAATTAAAAAACAATCAACTAAAATTAAAATTAGCTGATACACTAATTCTTTACAATAAAAACCCAAAAGGTCATGACTCTTTAAAAAAGATGCTTTTACCTAAAATAGGTAAAAATACCGATATTTTTATTCAAAAATATTTAGGTATTAAACCAGACGGATCAGTAATTGTTAAACCAACATTCATAAAAGGGTTAGATATAGATTATAACCCAAGGTCTAAAGGTTTTGGTATTCACTATACAATCAAGTTTTAAAATGAGACCCTTTTTTATGGCTTGACAAATTTGTTAACCATAACGATATTTATATAAAAACAATTACTTATGGGAATTTTTGATAATGACGATGATTTTTTTGATAATGACGACTTTATGGGTCGTTGGGAAAAGTTTAACAATCGTATGTTAAACGACGAAGAATTTAAAAAAGAAATGGAAAGAGCACAAAAAGACTTTCAAGAATTAATAAAAATGTTATTTAATAAAAAAGATTTTGGTTCACCATTAGATTTTAGAATTATACCACTTAATAGTAGTTACAAAATACCTGATTATAAAATACCTGAAGATGAATTAGACATTGAAAAAGGTAAAGATGAAAGTGGTGAGTGGGAAACTAAAAGCTGGACATCACCAGACGGCTCAATTTCTTACAGTTCTTTTAGTAGGTCATCTAATTCTGATGATGATATTATATCACCTGATGAGATTGCTGAAAGATGGGAAAAAACACTTGGTAGAAAAAGAAAAAGTGGTGTTGAAGAAATTAAAAACTTAAAATTAGCTAAACTTAAAATAGCTTTAGATAGAGCTGTTGAACAAGAATTTTATGAGAAAGCCTCTGAAATTAAAAAAATGATGGATGAGATTAAATCCGAGAAAAAAGAAAATAATTAATACCAAAAACCCACCCAAAAAGTGGGTTTTTTATTTACATACTAATTATAAGCAGGTATATTTTAGTTATGATTAAAAAGAATCTGGTAAGACATTCAATGGGTGTGTTGGTTAAAGAAGAATTTTTCTTTAGACCTATAACTCTAAATTACGAAGAAAGAATTATATACCGTTGGATTTTGAAAGTACATGGATTACCAATTAACAACATTTTGGATATTTCTAGGTCAGCACCTGGTGATATTTTATTTTTTGTTAGAGTAGAATCAAGACCTAATATTAATGTTGAAAGACAAGTAATTAATGGAAATTATCTACCTGTTAGACAAACTTGGAATCCCATAGAACTTAAAATAAAAGATACAATTTCTGATGTAAATGTTGTTGAATTTTTACGTGGATGGATGGAATCGGATAGAAAGTTCGATGTTACATTAGAAAAATTAGACCCAGTTGGTGTGACAAAAGAAAAATGGCAACTTTATGGTTCTTTTATTCAGGAAATGCATAATGAAATAGTTTACGATAGAACTATTGGTGATATTACAATAAGATTAAATTACGATTACGCAAACTTACTCAATTTTAATTACCTTTGATTAGAATAGAAAATAAAATAAAAAACAATTTAAAAATATGAAAAAAATCTCTAGTCCCGTTTTCTTTACTTCCATGGTTATTTGGATGTTAACTTCAGCTTACCTATCCATACATTACATAATTAATATTTTTGTTGATACAGACCCGTATATAGCTAAAAATATTTCAACTTTAAGTCTTGTTTCTATGATAGTATTTGCTATTATCAATAGGGCTATACTTTTTGAACCTAAAAAAAGTGGTTTAGAAAAAGAAAGTTCTCCGGCAGGTTTTAACCCTAAAACTTTGAAAAAAGAAATACTTAAAAAACCAAAATGTGCCGCTTGTGGTAAAAAATAATGGGAATGTTTGATAACATAATAGTAGATGCTAATATTCTTCCTGATTTAACTCAAGAAGAAAAGTCATTATTGAATGAAACTAAAGGTTGGCAAACCAAAGATTTTGAAAATATATTAACCGATATTCATATCGTTGAAGACCAAGAATTAAAGTATAAACATTCTTTTGTTGATAGAAGATTTCCTTATAAGTTACAAATTAAAGAATCTGATTGGGAAGAGTTACCATTGGACCAAAGATTACATTCGGATGTTAGCCCTATAATAACCTTAGCCGGTTCTATTAGAGAAACCAACATTAGAATTGTTGATTTAAATTACACAGGTACTTTTATATTTTACACCGGTGTAGATAAAAATATTGGTGTCGGTGCTAAAGAAACCATTTGGTATGAGTTTGTTGGTCGGGCAGAAAACGGAAAAATAAAATCAATTAAAAAAGCTGATTGGGAAGAATTTATTTAACGAACAATATTTGTATTGTTAAGTTGAAGTTGGCAATCAGCTATAAAACTCGAGTTTCTTTTTCTTAACAAAAATTTAACACAAAGCGTTGACAGTCAATAAAAACTTTTATATATTTGTGTGTATTTATAAATGAAGTTGTGGTTCTGAAAACGGGTTTCAAGAACTACCCCAAATAAAAGACAGGTATAGTACGGGGTCTGTCTACAACGAAAACCCAATCAATTTAAAACTTCCACAACTTTTAAGAAATTTTCATTAAGATGTTTTAATTGCAACTTTTTAGATTCATGTCTTAATTCCAAAGACAGTTGATTTTCTTTATCTAATACAACAATTCCATTTGAAAAAACCTCCAAAGGAACATTTAACTCGTGACCAGGTTTGATTTCCTTGCCATTTTTATCTTTTAACCCCATAAGAAACTTATTTTATTGTTATTTTATTTGATGCATTACATCTTGAATTCTAGCGTCATATTTTACCATTAATTCACGATTTAAATCATCTATCAAAAACTGGATGTCTCTATTGTTAAAAACAGTTATATCTAATCTATAAGAGTTGTGTATGTTATTACCACCAGTGATTGAATTGATTTTAATACTTTTTCTTGTTAAAATATCCTCTAATATAGGTATTAAATTTTGACTGGCATCAGGAACATCAAAAGTTATTATAACATTTATTTCGGGTTTCATATAAGAAGGTCTAAAACCAATGTCTTCTTTAACAACTTTATATTCTTCTTGACCTTGTGTGGTAGCTGGTATATAACCTATATGAGAAAAAGGTGTGTAATCTAAATTTTTTGACTCATAAAAAAGTCCTTCAATCATACTTAAAATTCTTTTTTCACCAATTTCTCTTTTTAAACTTGAGTCTAAAACTATTGTTTTGTTTAAGACTAATCTTCTATTTGGTTTCATTTTATATCTTTCGTAGATACTTTCTCTTAAAATTTTAATTTTTTCTTCCTTACTAATTTTTTTATCTATAACCAATACAAGGTCGATATATATTACGGCATTAACTTCAGGAGATTCAACTAATCTTCTATAAATTGCCTGTACACTTGGGGTAGCGTTTGGTTCAGATTGAATAAAACTTAATTTGTCAAGTAAGTTTCTATATATTTTCATACCCATATCATAACCTAAAATAGATTTTGGTAAACCTTTAGGAAAATGTGTTCTATTTCTTGGTGGGTCTACATAAACGTATATAAAATCTTCTCTTATGTAATTTTTATTATCTTCGTAAAGTTGTGTAATTTTATCTTTTGGTACGATTAAGTTTAAAAAATCTCCTTCTAAAAGTTCTTCATAATATTTCGACAATCTTTCTATTTTAGTTTTAATTTTTTTAGGGAGAACAACAAAGAAAAAATCATCACGAGGTGTAAGTTCAAGGTCAGACCAATTTAAAGTTTTAAGTTCATTTTCAATTTGGGAGTATAAAGTGTTAACTCTACTTGAGATAAGTTTTAACCTTCTTTTTTCGGTACTTAACTTTTCTTGTTTTTTTGTGGTTTTAACTAAATATTGACTTGGAAGGGCAGATTTTACTTTACCCAATTTGAGTCCCATCATCCTCTCAAGAATTTCATTTTCTTCTTTTAAGATATTTAAAATTAATTTTCTCATATGATATAAATATTTGAAGCTGTTCTGAAATAAAATAATTTCTTATTATTATAAATATCAAAAATTAGTGTTATGCCGGAAATAAGTGAAGTAAAAATAATGTCAGAATACTTCAATGAAATAGTTGAAAACAAAACTTTTATTAATATTAGAAAATCTGATGTCAGCAAAGTTAAGACAGATTTAAAAACTAATTCTTGGTCTCTTGGATTTACATTAATATCGGAAACTAGGGGTAAAGAATTTATGATTAAGTTTTGTAGAAAACCTGAATGTTTTAAACATTTTAATAATGAAGTTATGGTATGTAACATGGGTATGTCAGGTCATTGGCAAATGGTCCCATCAGATAGATTACCAAAACACGCTCACCTTATTTTTGACACTAACGATGGTGAGTCTTTGTGTCTTGTTGATATGAGAAGGTTTGCAAGATGGCAGTGGTCAGATGGATGGTCAATCAAAAGGGGTCCAGACCCTATTAGAGAATTTGATAATTTTGTTAAAAATGTTAGAGACAACATAGATAAAAAGTTGTTTCAAAAACCAATCTATGAAGTTTTAATGGACCAACAATACTTTAACGGTATCGGTAATTATTTAAGAGCTGAAATTCTTTACCGTATTGATGAGAACCCTTTTTTACCCGCTAAGGAGTATATAAGTAAACAACCAATTATCTTTGAATTATGTAAATCTATTCCTTTGGAAACTTATGCTATAGGTGGTGGACAATTAAAAGAATGGACAAACCCATTTAATATGGATAAGTTAACATTTGGTCAGTGGTTAAAGTGTTACGGTAAAAAAGATATGGCCAATTTAGTAGATAAAAATAATAGAAAATTTTGGTACGATAAAAAATATAATTTATCTTTGTCTTATGAGTAATATAAAAGAAAAATATTTTGATGAGATTAATTTCAGTATGGAAAAAACAAGACTCCAAAAAGCTCTTGATAACGTTGAACCTAATGACATTAACCCTGTTTATTTAATAAAAAAGGCTGTTGGTAAATTTTACCTATCAGAAGAAGAAATAACTGAAATCGTAAAAGAATATTATAAATTTTGAGTAAGTTCAGTAAACATAGAGAAAAACCAATCATGAAACCAAAAGAAGGTATTCTTATGGTCTCTAACGGTGGTGCGGTATTTAAAGGTTTGTTTATTAGCCACCACCGATTTATTAAATTGGGTCCAATCTTTGAAGAAGAAGGTGAAAGAGTGGTAACTTTAACAATAGAACATGAAAATGAAGATGTTGAGGTTTACCCACCTTGGCCTGTTAGGGTTGTTATTGAACAAGTTAGAAACGGTACTTGGAAAATAATTAAAGAAGGTCCAATAGAACCTGAAAAAATTCTAAAACAATTTAATTTTATTTAGACTATTTCTTGACAGTCTAAAAATAATTTCCTACATTTATATTAGGCTGAGTGGTGGAAGATATACACGGACTATTGACGGATAGGCTGGTCTCAAATTATAAGGTATAAATAGGTACCCTTTGTATTTATACTCGAAGAGAGGTTTTGGAGGGTGAGAGTCCCTCCCTCAATCTTTAACTGAAATCCCTAAGAATTATTTTCTTAGGGATTTTATTTTTGATATATTTGTCATATATTTGCTTAATAAAGAATGTCTCATGAAAGAATATCATTTATTAAACAAATCGGGTGATGTCATAAATAAGATTAAAACCGAAAGTCTTGAATTAGCGATAGAAATGTTCGCAAAAATAAAAGATTTAAAACCAAAAAATTTGTTAGAAATTTATAAAGTAAAAGAAAAATGAAAAAACCTTTGTTGTTTTTAGGTGACATCCACGGTAACTTTAACCATATCAAGTGGTACATCAAAACATATAAAATAAAAGATTGTACTATCTATCAGGTAGGTGATTTTGGTATTGGATTTACCAATGAGCATAACGATATGAATACTTTGGGTGAATTAAATAAATTCTTAAAAGAGTATAACATCCAAATGTATGCCATCCGTGGTAACCACGATAACCCTAAGTTTTTTGACGGTCATTTGGCTAACCATTTTGATAATCTACATTTATTAGCTGATTATACTGTTATTGACATTGAAGGTACTAAAATCCTTGGTGTTGGTGGTGCTGTAAGTGTTGACCGTAGACCTCGTATGAGAGAACAACTTGAATATGCAAGAGTTAATCGTGAGGTTGAACTTCATTGGCATGACGAAGTTTTTGTCTTAGATGAAGAAAAACTTAGAACCTTTGAAAATATTGATATTGTTGTAACACATACCGCACCTGATTTTTGTGAACCCAACAACAAAATGGGTTTTGGTTATTTGGTGGGACAATTTGCGAAAGACGACCCTAAATTATATGAAGATTTAAGAGAAGAAAGAGACTTATTAACTAAGATGTGTAATATCTTAAAAGAAAAAAATAAACCTGATTATTGGTATTATGGTCACTTTCACAGAGATTGGGTGGGTAAATTCGATGAAACCAATTATCGATTGTTAGATATTAATGAGGTTTGTGAATATCGTAACTGGAAAGATTATGAAAAAGATTTAAAAGAAAAAGGAACCGAATAGTCCCTTTTTTTATTTATTTGGATAAACAGTACTTCTTACTTTAACACCCTTTGGAAGTTCAACACTTGTTGGAGGGTTAATTTTTGTATATTTAGTGGAAGGAAATCTATTGTTAAGTTTAATAAGTTCTTGAGTATATTCTTCACCATACTCATTAATTCTATTAACAACCTCATCAATCATTTCGGATCTACCACCATATAAAATGCCACCTCTAGGTCTATTATCTTCTTTTAAAATCTTTTTAACAAGATTTTCTATATCATTTTCGTTAAGTCTAATTACTTTTTTCATTTTAATATTTATTAATAAATATTTGGTGGTAGAATAAAATTTAGTATCTTTGTATATATGAAAAAATTTATAATATTAACATTAGTAGTTTTAACAGCTTTCACTTCTTGTAAAAAAGTTGAATATCACAAAGTTATGTTTGAGGTTACTTTTTTAAATACCCCTGGTATGGGTTCTTCTAATATTATAGATATTTACGCTTTACCTAATTATTCAGACAAAAAACCATCTATTGATAAGGCTAAAATACCACAAATTTGGCGTTATGAATATCTTAACCTTAAGAGAGGTGATAAAATCTTTTTCTCAGTGAGAGCACAGTTATCTTATCATTTTGAGATGAGAGTTTTTATCGATGGAGTTCAAAAGTCTTATAGTAGAGTTATTGTTAGTTCACACACTTATTATGACGACCATGTTGAAGAATCTTACGGACTTAATGAATCTACTGATGATATGGGTTTAATAGAATTTACCTATTAAAACAAAAGGGACCATTAGGTCCCTTTTTTGATGATTAACTTTTTATTTTATTTAGAATCTATTTCCACAACCCGCACAGAAGTTATCTGTAGGTTTACCTTTTCTACCACACTTTGTACAGTATCTACCCATCTTATTGATGTCTTTAGCTTCTACTTGTATTTGTGATGTTGGTTTTATATGGAATTCCACAAGATTGGTTGTGAAATTGTAAAACTTTTTATTTACTGTTTGAAAGGTTTGATCCGAGTGTGAACCCTGTTCAACACGACCTGTTTCTGTAGATTTTGTTAACTTTCTTTTAACGTTAGTAGGTCTAATACTACTATTAACAGATTGTGAACTATAACTACTACTACCTATATTACCTGAAAGATTTGTGTAAGTAACATCCCCCGTATAATTAGAACCAATTGATGTATACGTATAGGTGTTAGGTAAATAACTACCAAGGGTCAACATACCATTACCGTTAGTCCACGTAATTTGAGGGGTTGTATCTTCATTATAAAACTCAACCTTAATTAAACCATTCTTTTCAATGGCCTTTTTAATTTCCTCAGCATCACCACTAACATTATAGGTTTCAAATTTAAACCTATTTGGGTTATCGAGATAACGTTCTAAGAATACTCGTTCACCAGGACGTAAAACAATTCCTGAATAAGAGATTGGTTGATTATTTACTGAGATTTTTGATAGAACCGTGTTTTGAGTTGGATTGTATAATTCGATTTCGAATTCGGTTCCGTTGTCCATAAAGACAACTCCATTTTTGATTTTTTTTCTGCCTTTGTTGACCGTAATATAGGCCATAGGCTTGTCTGTAATGTTTGCCATTTGTTTTTTAACTTAATTACTTGTTATTGTAACCCATTCTAATAGTTTTGTTACCTAACCGACCAAATCGGGGATAACTCTACAGAGATTTTCTCTGACTACCAAAAAGGTGAGTTAATCATCACTTATAAATATATAGTCTTGTATTTATTTGTAAATCTTATTATATTTAACACATGAACTTTGCAGCAGTAGTCGCACACGACAAAAACAGATTAATAGGTGGGGATAACAAGTTGTTATGGCATCTACCCGAAGATTTAAAAAACTTTAAAAAGTTAACTTTAAATTCAACAGTAATAATGGGTCGAAAAACATTTGAGTCGATTGGTAAACCATTACCTAAAAGATTAAATATTGTCTTAACTAAAGATAAAGATTTTAGACCTGAACACTGTTTAATTTATGACAGGGTAGAAGATGTTATTAGAGATTTTGCTGAAGACCCACAAGTTTTTATTATAGGTGGTGGTGAGATTTATAAACAATTCTTCCCTTTTATCCAAAGAATTTACGTATCTTTGGTGGACGGAGAATATCAAGGAGACACTTACTTTCCTGAATATGGACCTGAACAAGGTTGGAAGTGTTTCTACGATGAACAAAAAGAAGGTTTTAAATTACAAACTTGGATTAAAAAATGAAAAATAAAATTTACTTAGATGATATTAGAACACCAATCGACAAAGATTGGTTGGTCGTTAGAAACTTTCACGAATTTGTTAATTTGGTAAATAAAGTTGGGTTGGAGAGCATTGAATTAATTTCATTGGACCACGACTTAGGTGACTCCGCGATGCGAGAGTGGCATAAAAACGTATACCACAACTATACATTAAATTACGATAACATAACTGAAAAAACAGGTATGGATTGTACTAAGTGGTTGGTTGAACAATGGTTGGATGGTAAGCCTGTGGTTGATGTTGTTATACATTCAGCTAACGCAATTGGTAGTGCTAACATGATGGGTTATATAAATAATTACAGACATATTCATCATTTACCACAAAATTGTGTAAGAGTACAAATAGAACATACAGTTTGATTTTGCCATATATATTTATATTCATATCTTTGTATTATGAAAAAGATGAAGTCTATAAAAATATCAGCAGAAACTTTAAGACAGATTGAAAAAACTGCTCATAGAAAAGCTTTGATTGAAGCCGGTCTTTACAATCTTCCTAATCATAAAGTTCACAAAGGTGTGAAAGATTATACCCGTAAACCAAAGCATAAAAAAAATATTTTTGAAGATTGATTTTTAGGTGCTGATTAACTATTTAATTAACATAGTCGGTTGTTATAATCACTCCTTGTTAGTTTAAACAATTTTAGCATCAAGGTTTTCACCGACTACCACATTTTAAAAAGGGGCTTTTCGAAAGATTTGTCCCTTTTTATTTTTTAATACGATAATAAATTTATAAATTTGTAATATGAAAACAAAATATCAAAAACAAAACATTTTTTTCATTAGTGACTTACACCTTGGTCACCATAACGTCTTAAAGTTTGACGGTAGGCCTTTTAAAGATGTTGAAGAAATGCACGTTGAATTAATTAAAAATTGGAACTCAGTAGTGGGTGATGACGATATTATCTACAACCTTGGTGATTTATCCTTTGGTAGTGATGAACTATCTAAATGGTTTCTTTATTCAGTTAAAGGTAAAATTCACCACATTATGGGTAACCACGATAAATTGAAAAGTATCTCTAAACTTAATAGGATTGAAAAAATCTATGAATACGGTACTGAAATTACCGTAGAAGATAAAGATTCTGATGATAGAAGTGGGAATACCCATATTATAATGAGCCATTACCCAATACTTAGTTGGAACAGAGCTCATCATGGTTCATGGCATCTTCACGGTCACTGTCATGGTGGTTTAATGAAATCAAACCAAGACTACTACAAGAGAAGGGTAATGGATGTTGGTTGTAATGTCATAGGTTATACACCAATATCTTATGAAGAAATTAAAAAAACTCTTTTAAAAAGAAAGGTGTCATTGGTTGATAGTCATTATGAGTAAACAAAAAACTATAATCGGTTCGGAAGAATTTGTTTCTTTTCCTGAGTTAAATGTTAACATAATTCATGCTCGTGTTGATACTGGTGCGGCCACATCTTCTCTAGGTGTAAAATGGATTAAAGAAGAAGAAGGTGTGATTTCATGCCTTCTTCCTAATAAACAAGTTGTAACTTTCGATTCTTTTAAGAAAAAAATCATTAAATCTTCTTTTGGTCACACAGAAGAAAGATATGTAGTCAAAATACTGATAAACGTATTAGGACGTAAAGTTAGAACTAATTTTACTTTAGCAGATAGAAGTAAGATGAAATTTCCAATACTCCTTGGTCGTAAACTTTTAAAAGGTAAATTTATGGTTGATGTTGATTTAAAAAATCAATCACTCGAACTTTAAATTATTATTATTAATTTTTAAAATACCGTTTAATTGGGGTATGTCGGATTTTAAAATTTGACCGTTTACGTTAGAACCTACCCAAACATAAGTTAAAGGTTTCTTTTTTTGTTTAATAATAAGTATTTTGTAATAAACATCAGGTATTTTAATTCTCGACTTATTAAGATACATTTTATTTTTGTTATCATATATTACACCTGTTATTATCGTAACATCGGTTTTATATTTAGCAATTGAATCTTCTACACCCCTTTCTAGTTGAGCCCATTTACCTCTGTTAAAAGCTGCTAATTGTGGTGCTTGATTAAATAAACTAAAAGATTCGTGATTTAACGTATCGTTATAGGAAGTTATATGAGAAGGTGTTAAATGACCTAAATCGTAACCAGTACGGACATAGTATTCTTTATTATAAATTCCTTTATAAGTGTCTTGAAACCATCTATCATCTCTATCAGAGTCTAATTTTTTAAAATCAGAGTATTTTAATTCGTGTTTAGTGATAAAACTATTTGTGTCCGAATCCAAATAAATAGTTAAGTCACCATGTTTTATATTTAATTTTGGTTCTGTGAACTTTATTTGACCCAAACTTAAAATTGAGGCAAATGTTAATAAAATTATTGTGATGTTTTTTTTCATATTCTTTTTTTAATTTTTCTATAACAAATGTTTCCAAAGTGTACCATTATTAATTTTAGTAACTAAGCTATAACTAATATTAAATATTTTAGCAACTTCTTTTTGATTGTAAGTTTTATTTTTGTAATATTCCCTAATAAGTAATATATCAGATTCTTTTAATTTAACTTTTGGATGGTTCTCTCCTCTTGAATTTTCACTTATTTTTTCTAAAGATTTTTGATTGTGTTTTTTACCATACATACCGTTATTATTACCTTTATTTTTTGTTGATATAATATTTTTAGATTCTTCAGTATGTTTTTTAATACCTAATTGTGAATTACTTATTTTACGTTTATGTTCATCAGAAAGTTTTTTACCCAGTGTGTATGAATTACCTTTCATTTTTTCTGATAAAATTTTTTTATAATCATCATCATGTATACCAACACCCTTTTTACTATTTGACATGTATTTTTTTGTAAAATCACTATGCAACAAAATACCGTCACCACCATCAGTACTATTAACCAAATCAAAACCCCATGATTTAAATTGTGAAATCCAATACTTTTCCCAAAATTGCCATTCACCCGATTCTACTAAATCCACTATTTCAATTTTTGGCTTTAAATTTTCAGTCTGTAAATTTTTAATCCAAGAACACTTATGTGTCACTTCTTTTTTACACCTTCCTATATGTTGCTTATACCTATTTTCTATATTTGTAGATTTACCGATATACCTAACTTCATTACTGATTGGGTTAGATAGTGAATATATGTAAACAATTTCCATACTTATAAATATAGGTTATGGTCTAAATGTTATTTTTTTTTCTTAAAAAATTTACCTCTCCTAATCGTTTCCTGTAATCTACTTTTTGTGACCTTATAACCTTTATTCATATTTTGTATAGCAGGGATAAACCTCAAATTTTTAATACCTCCAATAATTTCTGGGGGTATTTTGTTTTTAAAACCTTCATGTATACTACATATATGGTCTAAATGGTAGCAATCTTTACCTCTAAAACATCTTTTTTCATAATTTCGTAAAACATGTAATGGTTGTGATTCTGTAATGACCCAAACTTGTATGTAGTACAATCTTTTTTCCAAATCATTAAAATCTAATTTACGTTTTTTAATATTCGGATTTTCCTTTAAAAGATGTTTACATTCTTTTAATAGTTCTTGATCCTTTTCTTTTAATAATATTTTCATATATTATAAATATTAAGCATAATTATATATAAAACAAAATGTTATGAATTCAACAGAAATGAGTAGAGAAAAAAAAGCACAAATGTTCGACCAGTTGTTAACTGAACATGATAAATTAAGTCGTGAAGTAAGTGTCCTTCAATCTAAATTTGATTTAACTCGTGAAGACCAAAAAAAAATCGAATCTTTAAAAAAAGAAATGGACCTTTTACAAAGAAAAGCAGCTGCTTTAGGTAGTTACTAATTGATAGTTTTAAGAATTTTACTATATTTGTAATGTTCTTTGATTTATGGGGGCGACACAGTATTGATTGGCTATGTTTAGGACTGTAAAAGCATGTCGAGACTTGTTAGGGGGCTCGTAAAAACCAACTTTCAAAATTTTATCTGGCGATATTTTCGCAAATGCAACTGTTGGTCACTTTGTGACTGAAGGTGCAGTAGTAGCTTAATTAGATTAAACTCTACATCAGGTCGGTAACACACCTAGGAACAGAAGGTTATCAAAGAGTGATGGCATAGTAGCCAAGTTTAACTACTATCACCGTCCTGATATACGCGGTGTGAAAAGTATATCTATTTTGGAAGGTTAGAAAACTTTATCCTAAGCATGTAGAAGACTCTTTTAAAGTAGAGCAAGACGAAGGGGCAGAGCCTTCCGCCTCCACGATTGTTTCCTTGTTTAGAAAAACAAGGTGGTGGATCCCGATAAGTAATAACCTTACGGCCCTTACAAAAAACCCCCGAATTTTTATTCAGGGGTTTTTTATTTTTATGACTTTATAATCTTTTCAATTTTATCACCACACCTTCTTAGATATATTCCACTCGTTACTTCTTGGATATTAATTTCTCTACCTAATAAATCATAATATTGATATACATCACATTTCTTTTCACCCTTTGATGTTATAACAATAATTGAAGAATTTGTTTTTGTTCCGTCATAATCAGATTGAACTAACCTATAATAATTTGGTGAATCCTTAATGTATGAATAATCTTTATATTCATAAAATATTGGAAGTTGACTTGTACCAGCTCCTTTTCTAATCTCAATAGTTTCCCAATCAAACGCATCCAAACTTCTTTGAAGTGTGAAATAATCGTTGTTTGATTCCGATGCCGTAACCCAAGTTATTACATTATATTCTTTGTTGCTATAACCTTCAAAAGACATAAGTTCTATTGGTAATACTTGACATCCAGTACCTGATGTAACATTTAATACAAAATTTCCATAGGTTAATGTATTAACAAAATATCCAACCGAGATAAAATAAGTTGTTCCAGCAGCACTACACCAATTAACCGTAGATTTTGTTGTACCTGTTCCACAAACACCATCATCATCATTACAGACAATCTCCGTCATTGAATTAAAGCTAGCACAAGCACCTGTATAAACTCTAATTTCGGTATCATAATTAGTCGATGCGTTACACGTTGTTGCGGTATATGTTGTTCCATTCCCCAAGACACTATACCATAGATTAGCCCCAAATGTACCACAACTTGTTGTTGAGGTTGGAACATCGTTAGTTGAATTATTTGTACTTACAACAGGTGAAGTGAATGGAAGAGATGAAATGTTAATAGCGTTTGCACAGTTATCATTTGGTGGTGTAACAACAACCGCACTTGGGCATCCAATATTAAACGTTACATTCCCACCTGTAGTAACTTCAGGGTCTAACATAATATAATATTGAACACCTTGGGTCAAACTAAACGGAATGCTTGACGACGCCCCCGTTAAATCATCAATACAAGTCCATCCTGTTCCACTACAACCTCCTGACACTGGTTTGAAAAAATAATCAATGTAATTAAAACTAGCAGTTTGATTTATGGTATAAGTTCCTGTAACAGTTGGGGTAAAAACATATATTTTTTCTTGACCTGGTGTTGAAAAACCACAAGTAGTTGATGGTGGATTGTAACCCCCATTACCCGATAAAATAGTCCAATTTACATTAACCCCACAAGTAATTGTTGGATAACTACCCGTACAAGGATTAAACACAGGTGCTCCACAAACAACACGAAAAACCAAATTGGTTGATGCACTTAAATTAGCACATGAATAATTTGTTACAAGAATTGAATAAGGCCCACTTGTAACACAAGTCCAAACAATCGATGCTTTATTTCCCGTACAGATAGGACCATTATCGTCATTTAACGTAACAAGAACCGCACTTGCAGGATTTGTTCCTGAATAAAGTCTTAAATACGTATCATTTGAATTAACACTTGTACAGGTGCTTAATGTGTAGGTACACCCCGCAGTTGCCGTAAATGTCCAATATCTTTTAGCACTTGCAGCTCCTGTAACACTTTGATTTACCCCCGTTGGTGTAATATTTCCCATATTAACCAAGGTGGTCTGAGAACAAAACTGTCCCTTTAAGTAAACCGATAAAAGAACTAATAGTGTTGTGATTATAAATTTTTTCATACTATCTTTTTTATATAAATATAATCTAAATTAGATGTTAATTTTTATCAATGATATATGTCTTTAATTCTTGTTGGTTTTGTTTATTATCATTATATTTGTAGAAAATAAAGTATATCAATGCAAAATATTAAAAATTTTCTTAATTCAGAACAAACATTTTTTAAAGTTTTAGAAATTCTTGACAGTCGTGGAGATATGTCAAAAGCTAACCAAGGTTTTGTTGCAGGTGGTTCCGTAGCTAATACCTTATTTTATTTAATCCATGGTGGTAAATTAGTTATTAACGATATAGATGTTTATAAACAAGTACCAATCCCAAAAGATAATGAGGGCAGCCAAGTTTCACAAATTAAAAATCTTTGGTACCCAACAACCTATACGAATGAAGAAGGTCTTGAAATCTTAGACGATAATTACGGTCGTGTTTTTGTCTCTGAAACTGGTGCAAGAATGCGAATCAATAAACATTCTCGTGACGGTATTTTCAACAATATTGAATACATCTATGAAGATGGATACGTGAATCACAAAACCAAACCAAAACAAAAAGAACTTGTCATTATTGAAGGTTTTGACTTAAATAATTGTAAAGCAGGTCTTGACATGGTTAATAGTAAAATAATTTATACCCCTGAATTTGTTGAGTTTTTACAAACCAAACAAATGAAAGTTGTAAACCCTTGTGCACCCATCCAAACCACAATTAGGATTTATAAAAAAATGAAAGAGTTGGGTGTTTACTGTAATCTTGAACATGAAATACGTCTCTTGACAGTCGCTTCAAAACATCTACATAGTGGACAGATGGCAAAAGTTGTTGGTCCTGAAACTAAACAAAAATATGATAAAATAAAAGATTTTATGGAGCAGTATTTTGTTCTACGTGAACCAAAAAACTCAGATGAAATACCTTATAACTTAAAAGACGTTTATTATAAAGATAATGTACGTAATCCCGAGGTACAAATATGGGTTTATGATGCTGTAATGAATTTTGATATTGTTGAAAATGTTGGGTCAATCAATAACTTTAAAAGGGTATGGGAATTACTTTACACTTTTAAAAAGAAATCTGAACAAGATAAAATCAACAAAATATTCTACAAAAATATTTTCTTGGGTGACATGACCGAAGACCAATGGACCCGTAGGGAATACCTATTAAACGAAAAAAATCAATATGACGATAAATACATTGATTTACCTTACTACAACTCTAACAGATTTACCTACATGATGGTTTTAACCAAAAAAAATTATTATAAATGTGATTTTGACATCAAACACGTTGATTTTATTGATAAATTTACTACAGAACATTATGGTATACAAAGTTTATTAAAAAATTGTGAAACCATACGTGAACAATACAGTATAGTTAAGTTCATCAAGTCTTTAGCTTCTAAAGAAGGTGAATGGGTTATTGGTAGTTTAGAAAATATAAATTGGTCTAAATACAAAGAAATTTGGGACGGTAAATTAACCAAGGATTTTATCTTAAAAATTGTTGAAGATGAAAAAATGGCTGGTAGTGTAGAATTAGTTGAAAAATTTAACCTTTCTAATTTTAATCACAAAAGTTGTATTAAAGAACTCAATACCACAATTGATTTAAGACAAGAAGGTAAAAAAATGGGTCACTGTGTTGGTGGGTATTCTAACAGTATTAAATCAGGTGACTCACGTATTTTTCATATAGATTGTGATGGAATTGGCTCAACCGTAGAGATAGGTACACCAAGAACAAAAATTTACCACAAAAATAAAGATGGACAAACTGTTTATGAAGAAGCTATCGAATTCTACCAACCCGAGTCTTGGGCTAATAAACTTTCAAAAGGTTGGCACTCGGATAAAATTAACGAAGGTAATGTTAACAAGTGTATAGCAGTTTTTGCTGACGGTACAACAGATGTTATAAGAACTTCTGATTTAAAATACCATGTTAGACAACATAATGGTCGATACCCTGAAAAAGGTAATCTTGTACCAACTGAACTTAATAAAAAAATAGTTGAAGAGTTAGTTGAGTATTTAAATACTCATCATTTACCAAATAATATAAAGATAATTTTTGCTAAAAAAGAAGATATTTGTATATTTGTATAAATAAAAATACTATGAAAAACATCTTTAACATTTTGGTTTTGTTGTCAATTATTTTTACTTCTTGTCAGAAGAAAAATATTGAACCTATTAATCCACAAACTACTATTGAAAACCCAGCCAACGTAAACCCAATTGGTTATGAGTGGGAACTTTATAGTGGTCGTGTTTTTGTTAAAAATCTTGATAACAATACAACTTTTTATTACGACCATTTTGGTCCAAATAAAAATTCTAGTAACTTAGATATTTTTACCCCATCTTGGTTACCGATAGATATTGTAACCAAAGGTCTAACAACTTGGAAGTTTACAAGTTCAAATCAATTTATTTTGGATGGTGGTTCTACTTATAACTACAATGTTAACACTAACGGTATTTTTAATGTATATGGTTTAGAAAACGGTTCACAACGTAATATTGAAGTTTTAAAATCAACTGATAACTATATGGATGTAAAAGTTCGTGAAAGCGTTGGTAGTGATGGTGTTTACAACTATTCTTTTTACACCGTTCTTACTTTTGTTAAAGTAAGTTTTACAGGTACACCCGTTCTTTCTAGTGTACCAGCTGGGTATAGTTACAACGGTATAATTGGTAATTCTACACCTGTAACTACAAGTTTAGTTGGAACTAAATGGGTTGTGACTAAGTTTATCCAAAATTTTGTTTCTACTTATCCAAACGATACTTTAGTATTTGTTTCTAATACTCAGTATAAAATTAATAATTCGACATTACGTACTTACAATTTAAGTGGTATTGTGGGTAATAATATGAAAAGTTTATCACTTTACTCTTTTACTACTCTTGGTGGTGACTGGAGCGGTCAGGTTCAAAGTACTTTTATAAATGATTGGGTTGTTAATAATTCTAACTTTACGAATATAATGAACACCTCTACAAATGTTAAATTGTGGATGGTAAGACTTCAATAAAAAAAGGGACATAAGTCCCTTTTTTTTAATCTTTTTGTTTGTATTTTTTTTGTATATAAGCCGCTTTCCTAAGTTGATTTCTTTTTTTAACAGAAGGCTTTTCAAATTCCTTTCTATTCTGTAATTCTCTTACTTGACGAGTTTTGATAACTTTAGATTTTAATTCTTTTAGGGCTCTTTCGATACCACCCTTTCCTTCTTTTATTTTTACTATTAACATAATAATAAATATGTTGATTTTAAGTTAAAAATCAATAGTTGAATAAAATTTAAGTGTGGACAAACCACGACTTTAAATTATAAAGATATTTATTATAAAACTTAACCATGTTAAGTAAAACCTCAAATATCAAATTGTTTCAACCCAATTTTAGGGTGCAAAATAAATCTATAGTAAATTTATTAAAAAATGGATATTGTTAGAATAACACTGTGTGGCAGTGGTTTTGATGCAGTAAGGGGCATTGTTGCAAAAAAAGAATACAACAAAATGAAAAATTCAAACTCCCTTGATAACATATGGATTAAAAATTTAAACAAAAAAATTTCAAGAAAATTAAAAGGTTTTATACAAGAGTTTCGTGATTATGGAATAACAAGTGGTGATATAATAGTCACCGTGAATGATGAAGAGATAATAAATTTACCTATAAGTGTTTTAAATAGTTATAGTTTTAATGATATTGAATTGGTTGAGTTGGAGGGTTATCATTACCCAGTAACTGACGAAGTTGTTATGACCTCTGTACAAAAATTGGAGGGTGTTTTTATGGATGTTGTCTTTGTGACTAAAGAGGATTTTGATTTTAGTAAATTTAAATTTATAGAAAAAGAAATACAAGATGAGAAAGAAAATATTATTATAAGTTCTTTAATCGCTGAGGTTTACTATGACGGAGAATTAATTAGTTTTACTGGTAATAATACAGAACTCAGAATGTCTAACATTTATTACGACATTGGTGGGGGTAAAAAACTTGTAAAAAATGAGGAAAATATTGATTGACAATTTTAGAATTAACGATAACGTATTAATTACATCATTTAACCCACCGTTAAAAGGTAGGGTTATGGACATGTATGAAATTGATTCTACGATGGTACCTGATGAAACTTTAAAAAAAATGTACCCAAAGAATGTACCTATATTTGAGATTATGTTAGAGAATGAGGGTAAACTTCGTACTTTTGTTAAAGACGTTGTTAAGAAAGCTTAGACTCTTTAATAGATTCTCTAATAATTCTTTTTAATGTAGACTCACTTAAAGAGTTAAAAACATCTTCGGTATCTAAACTACCGTGTTTTACAATTTCCCAACCATCAATAACTTTAACATCATGACCTTGTTTAATATAACTGTCAGTGTCAGCCTGACTCCAACCACCACTATAAGCTAAACAATCAGCTTCACCATAATGTTTAAACCTACCATAATGTATTAAAGAACCTATTTCTTTAGTATAAATTGGGTCTCCGTAACTTGCTTTATTTCTTAAAGCACCTGGAAGAATTTTTTCTCTAACATTAACAGTCGGTGTACCTGTATTACCACACCATTCCCAATCAGGGAACATTTCTTGAACTTTTGGTAAAACCAATTCAAAGTCTTTTCTTTCTAAAGGTGGGTCAAAGTGAACTACTATCATTTTTTCTTCATTAAATTTTTAAGAGTGTAAGCTCCGGCAGATAGTGTTATACCCATCAATAAATCATCAACACGGTCAATATTAAATCCTTTGTGATCAGCTAAATCTCTAATAATATTCATTACGGGGATAGATAAAAAAGTAAAAGCTAATATATCTGTTAAAGATTGAATTGCTAAACCAAATTTTTTACCTATTATTTTAAATAAACCAACAGTTTTTGTAACAAATCTTAAAACAGGTTTAACCTCAGAGTCTAAATTTTTATCTTTTAAACCTTGCATTAGTTTTTTTATTTCATCATCTGATTTAGCTAATAAAACATAAAAAACAACCATCAATAAAAGTGTTACATCATATTCGGTAACATTTATCCCTTTGTTTTCTAATAAAGTTTTTACAGGGCCAATAAAACCTGAAATACCGACACTATAGGTAAAAATAAAATCAGCATTTAATTTAAAATCATCAGCGACTTTTTTAACCAAATGTTTTTCTTTTGGTTCTACTTCTTCTTTCATAATATTTTCATACATCTTATTAACCATACCTTGGAGGTAAACTTCTTCGGTTAAGAGATTCAACGATATTTTTGATAAATTCATATACAATAAATATGCTTTGTAATTGTACTTGGGATATTTATAAATAAAAATATTCCTATGAAAAAAGTAATTAGACTTAATGAAAATGATATAGAGAAATTGGTGAAGAAAATCATCAAAGAAAACGAAGAGACCGACAACATGGAAGAAGGTTCTAGTCGTTATATGTTCTTTTCAAATTTACAACAAATGAAAAGACAATGTGAGTATCTTTTAGATTTTGATGAAAATTTAATTGAAAAAATATTAGAAAACGGACATGATTGGGCTCAAGACCATATTGCTGAAGCAAAAAACAACATGGACCAAGTATTTGATTTCTTGATGAATGAAATTAAAGGTGATGGTGATAACGAACAAGATATGGTTATGGAACCACAAATGGAGGCTTACGTAGAAAAATATGGTGATAGAATAATTCACATGGATGAATTTGGTTTTACAGAATTATTACCAATGAATGAAGATGGTGGTAAAGGTGCTTGTGCTAATAGAGGTTTAAGTAAACCTTGGTCAACACCTGATGGACCTAAAAAACGTTCTGTTTGTGTTAAAAACGGAAGTGGTAACGTGGTTAAGGTAAACTTTGGTGACCCAAACATGAGAATTAAAAAATCTAATCCAGAAAGACGTAAATCTTTTAGAGCTCGTCATAAATGTGATAACCCAGGTCCACGTTGGAAGGCAAGATACTGGTCATGTAAATTTTGGTAAAATATGAAACATATTATTAAAGAAATCTTATTACAAGAGGCTAAAAAGAAAAAGGCTGATGACCGTTGTACCAGAATTGCTAAACGTAAGTATGATGTTTGGCCTTCTGCTTACGCATCAGGTGCTGTAGTTAAATGTCGTCAAGGTAAAATTTGGAAAAATGAGGAATTAGAGTATGATTTAGATTCTTTGATTGAATCAGAGCCTCAAAAACTGTTTGACGAAAAATGGTCTAAAAAATATAAAAAAAGTATTAACTGCAGTAACCCAAAAGGTTTTAGTCAGAAAGCTCATTGTGATGCAAGAAAGAAAAGACAAAAAGGTGAGGAAACAAAATCTAAATCACCTTTCAATGAAGAATTTTTGAATGAAAAGGCAAAACGTGATTTTTCAAAAGAAAAAGAACAAGGTTTACACGGTTGGTTTGCAAGACGTGGTGGTAAAGGTAAGTCAAAAGGTTGGGTAGATTGTAACACCTGTCGTGATGGTAAGTGTAAATCTTGTGGTAGACAAGAAGGTGAAGAAAGATCCAAATACCCAAGATGTAGACCAACACCTGCACAGTGTAAAGGATATAAAAGACCTGACCAAAGATAAAAAGTTTTGATATGAATTTACAGGAAATAATAAAAAAAACAGTTTTAGATTACATAAGTGAATCAGACCCTAAAGTTGGAACCGGGAAAAAACCAAAAAATTCTGACAGAAGGCTATACACCGATGAGAATCCTAAAGATACTGTATCTGTAAAATTCAAGACAAAACAAGACATCGTAGATACTTTAAATAAAAAAAGTTTTAAATCTAAACCCCACAAAAGAAAATCCCAAATTATTAATTTGATACATCAAAGATTGAGAGTGGCTCTTGGTAGGGCTAAAGATCCTGAAGTAAAAAAAAGATTGTCTAAAGCATTTGAATATATTGAACTTAAAAAAGAACAATCTAAAAAGAAAACTGAAAAAATGAGGGAAAATCAGGTTATCTTAATAAAGAAAATATTAAAAGAATCAGAAGACGATTTTAGTTGGGTAGATACTAGTGAACCTGAATTAGTTCGAGACGACCAACATCGATATGATATAATTGTAGATGTTATTAGTAAGGTTAAAGAATATAAAGGTTGGAGTATTTCCCAAGATAGATTTGATGGTGTTGTGTATTGGTGGGGTGTAGACGGTTATACAGGTATGGCAACCCCTGAATGGGATAAAAATTTCT